GACAGTCGGGCCGGTCCTCCGGCATCACCCGCCGCCACACCCGCTCAAAGGCGGCCCGGTCCAACTCTTGCTGGGGCCCGCCGGGACACTGGGCTTGATCCATGGGGATTCCTCCTTTTTGCTCATGTTCCCCCCATTCTATGCGGGAAGAAAGAATTTGGCCCTGAAAAGCGGGAAAAGGGCTTGACAACCCTGCCGGATTTGGGTATACTAATACTCGCCGTTTGGACGATTAGCTCAGCTGGTATGAGCATCCGCTTGACGTGCGGGAGGTCACAGGTTCAAGTCCTGTATCGTCCACCAAAAAGAAAACCGTCAATCCATTGTGATACAGTGGGTTGGCGGTTTTGCTATACCTTAATAAACCCGGTTTGGTCATTATTTGGTCATTACCGGGCTTTTTTTATTGTTACGGGAAGAGCGTCGGCAAGCGCCTGGGAGGCACGGGCCTGGGCCGCAGCGAGGGCATGGGCGTAGATGTTCAAGGTGGTGCTGGTCTGGGAGTGTCCCAAGGCGGCGGAAACGGTTTTAATATCTTCATGATTGTTTATCAGCAAAGTGGCGTTAAGGTGGCGGAATTGATGAATGCCATAGAACGGGAACCCATGCGTCGCACAGAACCGTTGAAGCCATTGATATGCGAAGTGTGGCTGTACCGGGCTTCCGTCCTGCTTGGTAAATAGGCGCCCGCTCTCGTGCCATTGATCGCCCAGCAGTAGACGCTTTTCCGCTTGCTCGGCCCTGAGGTGCTTTACGAGATCAAAAATGAAAGCAGGAAGTTTTAAAATGCGGTGGCTTTTTTCGGTTTTCGGGTGGCTTGTAAAGATGCCGTTGGCGGGTGTGTAAAGAGATACCCTGTTGACGGTGGCGGTGCAGGCCTCAAAGTCAAAGTCGGAAAACTCAAAGCCACACAGTTCTTCCCTTCGGTAGCCGCCAAAGATGGCAAGAGCAAAAAAAACCTGATATCGAAGAGGGGCTTCTTCCATAAGGACGTTCAAGAAGGCCTGGGTTTGCTCTACGTCATAGCACTTCTTTTCCTGCTGGCGCATGGCTGGAGTTGTGATTCTGGAGCATGGATTATCTTTGAGCATACCCATCTTCACGGCATAAGAAAAAACCCCGGAAATGAAGCCAAGATAATTCTTGATAGTTTTTGGGGAGAGGCCTTTGCTTTGATCTCGCTGGTTTACCCCCGGCTCTCCGAGAGAATTGATGAACGTTTGGATCTGTCTGGCCGTGATCTTGTCCAAATATAAATGCCCTAAAGCCTTGTACACCCTGGCCTCGCATTGGTGGTAGTTTTCTATGGTCCTGGGGCCAAGGTAGACTTCAACGTATTCAGAAAACCACTGCTGTGCAAACGCCTGAAACTTTGTATGGCTGCCTAAAGCGCCCCCGGCACACTTCTCGTCCCACAACACCATCTGCCGTGTGAGCTCTCGTTGTTCCTGTTTAGGGGTCATGCCTGGATCTGGAGTCCATGTTGTGGAGGGCTGGACCTGCTTTCCGTCGACAGTGTATCCGCTGGAGGCCCGGATGCGATAGGATTTTCCACGCTTTGTAGCTGTGGCCATAATTGCTCCTTTCTCTTGCGGCCCAGGCCCTTTTGTGGTAAGATAAAAGGGCATAAGGGCACCTTAACTTGTCGGTTGGGGGTCTTTTGCATCTGCCGCTCTCGGGGGTCCAGCCCGAGGGCGGTTTTTATTTACTGCTTTTCCATTTTCACGGTGGTAGTCGTTCCGAGGGCGGAGACCTCATAGCTGATTTGGCCATTCTCATAAGTAAAAGCCTTGGTATCGTCGCTGGAGGCCAAAAGGGCGGTGCTGGTCTTTTCCGTATCATTCTCGGAATCCCAGGTGTAAGGCTGGTCGGCGGTGGTAGGGGCAGTAAAGGAACCCGCCCAATAAAGGGACTTAGTGTCGCCGCCGTCCGAAACCCAATAGATCTCAATGGTGTCTGCGGTGATAGTGGCTGTCTGATAGTTTTCCTCCGAATTGCCGTCGACCTGCTTCCATTCTCCGGTCAGGTCGGGGGCTGGGGTAGGCGTGGGCTCCTCTGACGGCTGGGCACCCCCACCGGCACAGGCGGCCAGGGAAAGGCACATTACTGCGGACAGGAGCAAGGTGAGCGTTCTTTTCTTCATTGTAAATCCTTCTTTCCATATCTGTGCCGCTCTCCAGCGGCTTGGATACCTTGTAAACTTCTGGGGCTACTGGGCGCCCCCCGTTGGAGCACTTTTTCAGCTCTTGGAATAAAAAGCCTTCGACATGTCGAAATTTGTGTAATACTGTCGTTGCCACGGTGTCTTCTAAGCAAATGGGAAAGGGGGCCGTGTAAATGGCTGGAAATCTTGGTGAGGCCAGTTTATGGGACACGTTATTTGATACGATAGTTGTACCCCGAGGATGGAGAGAATTTGTCTTGACAGGCATGGAACAAATGTACTACAATGTGTCCATCAAGGGGAGGAGTCTGGTCAGAGAAAGGGGGCACTCAAGATGAAGCAGTGTGAACAGCCAAGTAACGAAGGGAAGGGAGGTGCGCCCCAGGGAGACGTACATAATGAATTGGTTGATATCATTATGTCGCTAACTGAAAGTGAAGTGAAAGATCTCATTTCTCTCGCAGCTTCTTTATTGACTTAGCCATTTCAAGAAGGACCCGTGCGGTTTCATCATCCATATCCTCAACCGCTTTTAGCAGAGCTTCCCGCTCTGGACTGATCGGCCCACTCTCGGAAACGGGGGTGGGCTTTGGCGTTTCCTCCATATTTTTTATAAAGTTCATATCTAGAAGAGATTCCTCGAGAACTTCAATATCATTACAAATGTCTTTTCTATCGATAGGATCAACAGTGGATTTCAGCATTTCTTTTAGCTCTAAAATTTCTTGCTTTGTGTCTTTAATCTGGTCGAATATGGATGTATTCCATCCCATCAAATCAGAAGGAGAAGTCTTAAGGGCCTTTGCAAGCGCCTCAACTTTATCGGATGGAATATTCGAAACTATACCAGTTTCATATTTTTGAACGGTTTGTCTGGTGACTCCAATAAGGCGAGCAACGTCTTCAAGGGTCATATCTAACTCAAGGCGCTTTTTTCTTATGCGCTCACCAATAGTCATATCGAAATACCTCCTTGCTGTAACGTTAGTATACCCGCAATTTCAAGGCATTGCAAGAATTATTTCGCATATTAAGCTACAAAATTTTCGCTGACAAAGAAAAAAGTCGCTTGACATACTACATGGTGTGGGTGTATGCTTGTAGCACAACAAGCGACAATGAGTTAAGGAGGTAATCAGCGTGATCGACACGGCAAAATTGCGGGGACTGATTGTTGAGCGGGGCTTATCCCAGCGGCAAGTAGCTGAATCCATTGGTATATCTTCGAGAACATTTTACTCGAAGATGAAAAACGGCATTTTTAGCAGTGCTGAAATTGATGCAATGATTTCAGTGCTCGCAATTCAAGATCCTGTCAGCATTTTTTTTGCAAATGCTGTCGCCCAATAAGCGACAATTCGCTTAGCTTACCACAGAAAAATCCCCAACCGACAATTTTCATACAAACAGGAGAAGAAAGGAGGAATGAAAATATGAGAGATTTGCGAAAGCGTGTTGAAACGCTGGAAAAAGAGATGGCTGACCTCAAGCGGATAATTGAATCCAGCCGAAAGATGCTGGATGAAGTTGAGAGAGATTACCGAGCTGTTCTTATTGAGTTCATCCGTACCTACGGACTGGAAATTCCTGATTGCCTCAAATAAAGGGAATTGCGCTCTTAAACTTGGAAATGTCTTTGTCTGCTGATAGAAGTCTTTAGGGTTTCACCGAATTTACGGAGTACAGACCGCCCGTTGCCGGACGGTAGGGCGATAATTCACCTCGTCATCAAGAGTAAAGGGCTTGTAGGAACCGAGGATACCGGACAGGCTGTCGGAGATGCCGTGCGTAATGGATCTCATGCTGCTGTTTGCAGCATCAAAGGCGGAAGTAATTCCATCGGAGGCAGTGATGCCGGTCAGGGTTTTGGTCATGGTTTTACCGATAGACATCCATTTTGTTACTTCACCAAAGTGAGGGCGGGTCATTTCTGCCCACCTCTCACGGTCACCCGTGAGTTCAGACTGTGCCTTCGGCCACGTGGGTCGCTCCGTGTCCAGTCGTTACACCTTCCCCGTTTGGGGCTTGGCTCGGCGTTGCCTAAAGACTTCTATCAGCAGACAAAGAGCACATCCTTTCCCCAGTATTCTACCATCTTCTTGCAGACGAAACAAGGACACCACAAACTTACCCCATAAAACGGACTGAGAAAGGAGACCACATGAACGAACTGATGCTTTTTAGCAACCCTGAGTTTGGTCAAGTGCGCACTCTGGAGGAGAAAGACAAAATTCTCTTTTGCGCCAAAGACGTGGCAATATCACTCGGCTACAAAGACCCAACCAACGCTATTAAGCTCCATTGCAAGGGGGTGGTAAAACGCCACCTCCTTACCGGCGGAGGCAAGCAGCTCACCAACTTTATCCCCGAGGGCGACATTTACCGTCTCGCCGCCAGCTCGGAGCTTCCTGGTGCGGACCGCTTCGAGAGCTGGATCTTCGACGAGGTGCTTCCCAGCATCCGCAAAACGGGCGCATACATTACCGACCCCAACAAGGCGGCCCTGGCCGAAGCCAAGCTCAACAACAGTCGAGCTCGTGTCGCATCCATGTGGATGAGGGTGGCCGACGTGGTGCCCCTCTCAGAGTTCAAACAGATTTGTGCCAGCTATGCCAGCGAGGCTCTTGCGGGGAAACCCGTCCTGCCTCTCCCGGAGGTGGCGGGGTACACCTACACGGCGGAAGAGGTCGGTGCAATGCTGGGTGGTCTCAGCGGGAACAAGGTGGGGCGTATTGCAAACCAGTATGGCCTGAAGGTACCTGAATATGCGGTTGAGGTGTGGGACAAGTCCCGGCACAGCAATAAGCAGGTCCCGGCATGGCGTTATAACGATAAGGCGGTAGAGAGGTTCAGAGAGATTCTTTCCCTTTGACTACCCCTAAAGTGCAGAGGTTCCAGTTTTCAGAAGTGGGAAGAGGCTCTTAAACGGTTTAAGAGCTTGGTCAATGATATTGACCTACCTGTCAAAATCAGCAAAGTGGAAAAGGTTTTCTGATTTCTGCAAACCCTTTAACCTCTCCTAATTTCTACAACTGTTTCTGATTTCTGCAACAGTAAAAAGCCCCAACCGACAATTTTAAGAGCTGGGTGACAGAGAGTCACTTACCTACGATCTTCATACAAACTGGAAACGAGAGGAGAAAAGCATGTTTTATATCAAAACCGAGCTTTCTGAAGGAGTCACCCTTCGGAGTGAGATCACCGACGAGAATGTGTTTACCATGTGCCCCGGCTGTGGCTGTGAGCATCAGGTTAACCTTGCGGACGTCGTGGATGCCGATGATGGCCTTGATCTCTACGGCACTGTCGTTCTCTGCGCTGAGTGCTCTGCCAAGCGACTGGCCGAGCGGGAGGAGGAGTAAATATGCCTCTTCCGAGGATGAGAAGCGCCAGGAAGGCGGCTGCCGAAATCAAGATGCAAGACCCTGGGACCTGCATCACGGAAAGTGCTATCCGCCGTGCTATGAAGCGTGGGGAGATCAGGTGGGTGCCCAACGAATCCAAGGCGCTAGTGGACTTGGACGAAGTGCTGGAGTATTTTTCCCGCCGGGATGGTAGAAGCAATGAAGAAGGCTGTTAATTGCATGGCTTTCTTCCTCGCTCTCCTGGCGGCCCTGTGTGCCGAGAATATCCCGCTCGCTCTGGGGCTGACCGGAGCGGCAGGCCTGACACTGACAACCTCCCAAACTCCCAAGCGTTTGGGAATTTGGGCAAAAAAGAGAGCCGCTTCCAGTGCTGTGAACACTGAAAGCGGCAAAGTGGAAAACCCATGCAGTGAATTTATCCATCCCTATTTTAAGGGATCTGAAGGAGAAAAACAAGTATGAATTGCAGTTTGGACCTTGATTTGTGTCCCTCTGTGGCCGAAGTAGAAATGGCGGTGCAAACGTTCAAGGCTAAAATCGTTCGGTTATCTCCCGGCTTCCAGTGTGGAGACATGAGGGGGGAAACGCTTCTGCGTTGTGCTCTTGCCGCCGTTTGGCGGGCGGGCCGGGAGTTTCAGGCCAAGAAAGGGGTGAGGGTATGAATCTTCCTTTTAAGTTCCCCGTCTCGCTGGAGGAGTTCATGGCCTACCAAGCGAACCTTGTGGGGCGTAAACTGCCAAGGAGCACGAAAAATCTTGTCGGGAAGTGGCTCCCCACTATCAACAACGCTTATGAAGCTGGACTGAAATCTGACTTTGCTGATATTAAGCTGTCCATGGACTTCGTGGACGGGCTTATCGAAAGCAACCTCGGGAAGCAGGCGTATGTCGGCTTTATGGAGGGGATCCGCTGTTGGATTGCTATTGCTTGGGATCACGGTCAGCGTGACGCTGGAAAGAAGGCGGAAAAATGAAAAGCAAAAAAATTTATGATCTTCCGCCTAAAATCATTGACGCTATTACGGGAGCGCTTGGGGAAGAGATGGCAGATCCTTTGATTCAGCTTTTGCGTAGTTTCTACAACGACGGAGTGGCAGGAATCAACAAAGAGGATCATTTGAGGGATTTCGAGGTTGCGTCGGAGCAATGGTGTGAGTTTAAGGGAAAGCAGCATATGACGCACGAAGAGGTTAAATTGTTGGGCCTTCTGCTCAAATGGGAACGTCTCTGCTGGGAACAGGGGCGGCTGGACGCAACGAAAGGAGCGATGAAACTTTGAACAAGGAATTTTTGGAACGTCTGTATTGGGCGTGTGCGGACGAGAGCAACGTTAAGGCGGACGGCACGAAACTGGCGGAGTTCTATGAGAGGATTGAAGAGGCCGAAAATGTTTCTGAATGTTTTTCTAAGAAAGTGTATGCCTTGAATCTGACGGTAGATGAAAAGGACCTCCTGGAAACCATCGGTGGTGAATTTGCTCTCGTTTATGAAAAGCAGGGTTTCATCAACGGTTTCCGCCTGGGCATGAAGCTGGCCAGGGAGCTGGGGGAGGAGGTGGCGGGCGCATGAATATTGACAAGCTCATGAAAGACATTCAGAAGGTTAAGCCTGGACGGCACGGCTGTAAGCTCGGAGAGCTTTCCGATATCTGCGGCGCCTCTGGTGGATATGGGTTGAAAGCTGCGGCCAACTGCTTCCTTTTCGGGTTTATCCAGGGCCGGAAAGCAGAGCGGGCGGAGGCTAGGCGGGAAAAAAGACAGGCGGAGTACCAGAGGCATGAGCAGGATTGATCCTACTGCCTTTCAGCGGGTCAAGGAAGCCGTGGATATCTCGGAGGTAGCCCGGCACTTTGGCCTTGAGCCTGACCGGCGGGGCTGGTGTTGCTGTCCGTTTCATGGGGAGAAAACCCCGTCGTTTCACCTGTACCAACAGCGGTATCACTGTTTTGGATGTGATGCCCACGGGGACGTTATGGATCTTGTAGCGGCGCTTCTGGACGTTCCGTTGCTGGAGGCCGCCAAGGAGATCAATGAGGTGTTTCACCTTGGGATAGACCTTGGCGCCCCAGCGGACCCGGTGGCGGTGGCTATGGCTGAGGCCGAGCGGGAGAGGAAGCGCCAGTTTCAGGCGTGGCGGAAAGACGCCCTCTTAGTGCTGACACGTCGTTTCCGGGCCCTGTGGCTTATGGTCAAGGTGGGTGGGGCACTGGCTGTTCCCGGCTCCATACCAGACACCTACGCCAACGCCCTGCGGGAAATCGAGACGATAGGATATTACCTGGACCTCCTCACCTTTGAGGAAGACGAAGCGCTGTGGGAGGCTATGCCAGCCATCAATGGGGCCGTGGGCAGAGCGAAGGAGGAAAAATGTGACGTTAAAAAACCTGAGAAAGGCCACGGGCAAGCGGCTGGATAGGGTCTGGAGGGTAAATATGTGATTGGAGACAACTGGGGGTTTATCTCGCTCCATCGGTCTATCCTGAGCTGGGAATGGTATGACGATATCAACGTCTGCCGCCTTTTTATCCATCTGCTTTTGACCGTCGAATATCAAGATCACAAGATCCGAGGGATGGTCATAAAAAGAGGACAAAGGCTGTGTAGCGTTAAAAAACTGGCGTTGGAAACCGGTCTTTCATACCAGCAGACGAGGACGGCGTTAGAGCGTTTGAAATTAACGAACACCATAACGAGCACTTCGTTCCCTAAAGGCACTGTAATTACAGTGAAAAATTACGCCGAGTACCAAGCGGCAACGAACAAGACAACACCTAAACAACAACAAAATAACGAACCTTCCTTATTTAATAATAAAGAAATAATAGAGGGGACGTCTACGACGTCTCCTCCCGCTCGTAAAAAGTTTGTTCCTCCCACCCTGAAAGAGGTTTCCGCCTATTGCCTGGAGAAGCATTATCATGTGGACCCAGAGCTGTTCGTGGATCATTACGAGGCCAACGGCTGGAAGCAGGGGCGGGGAAAGCCTATTGTGGATTGGAAAGCGGCGGTAAGGACTTGGGAGAGGCGGGACCGGTCCTGTTCCCCGGAACGCACCAAGGAGGATGACGGCTATGGGCCGACTCTGCTTTAATGACGTCCTTCTCTGTGAGCCCCGGATGATCGACCCGAGCATGAGCACCGGCCTTTGGTGGTGTCAGTCTCCAGAGGATGTGCAGGCCGTCGGTGTCAACGCCGTCTGTCTCTCAGTGACAGGGCGGTGGGAGGACGTGAAGAACTGCGGGGATTGGCTCTCCCAGTTTCCCTTCGTGTTCGTGGCCTCCCCGGACCGGGAGCTGGTGGAGCAGGTGCGGCGCCATGTCCGGGGCCTGCCGGTGCTCTCCCCACGGGAGGGGGCTTTTGGGGGCTATCCCTCCATTACGGCTTTCCTGGAAGCCCATCTGCCAAGCGAGATCAATGGCATCTTGTACGGGGCGGTGATGGAGCCCTCTTACGGGCTTCTGGAGCTGGCCCGGGTCTCGGTCCTGGATGAGCGGGAGGTCCCCCGCACGCTCTCCGGCCTGCCGGTGCTGGACAAGCTCACCGGCGGTTTCCGTTCCGGGGAATTGTCTGTCTGGACGGGCAAGCGGGGGGAGGGAAAGTCCACCCTCCTGAGCCAGATCCTTCTGGAGGCCATCGACCAAGGGCACAAGGTCTGCGCCTACTCCGGGGAACTGCCCGCCGGGCAGTTCAAGGCCTGGGCCCTGGTCCAAGCGGTGGGGCCAGGACACCTGGATCTGTTCCAGGACCCGGAGGTGGGGGAGCAGATAAGCTGTGCCCAGCCCATGGCCGCCCGGCGGGTGGACGAGTGGTGGGCCGGGCGGTATTACCTCAACGATATTCGGGACGGCTCTGCCCACGATGAGGACCGAATCCTGGATGAGTTTACTTATGCAAATCGTGTTCTTGGCTGTGACGTGTTCCTGGTGGACAACATCATGACCACCCGCCTTTCAGGGGACCGGGATTTCTACCGGGCTCAGTCCATGTTCACCCAGCGGTTGACCCGATTTGCCAAAGCCCAAGGGGTCCACGTCCACTTGGTGGCACATCCCCGGAAGACCCAGCAGGGCAAGCCGGTGACGGACGGGGACGATATTTCCGGCTCCGGTGATATCGCAAACCTTGCGGATAACGTGTTTTCTGTGCGGCGGCTCTCCGACGAGGAGGCCGAGAACGAGGGCTGTTCCTCGCTGGTCTACGTGATGAAGGTCCGCAACCGGGGGAAGCGGGGCAAGGTCGGGTTAGAGTTCGATTCGGATTCGTGCCGGTTTTACCCACCGGGGAAGGGGCCGTCTAAGGCCTACGGCTGGGAGCGGATGGGTGAGCAAACGACTTTAGTGGACCTGGGAGACGCCCCGGTCCCATTTGAGGAGAGTGGCGGCAATGTATAGGGGCGACATGGACTATGAATGCCGGGAGTGCGTTTGTAGGCTTTGCGGGCTTTTCATGACCAAGGATTGTCTGGAGGATGCCGATATGTGTAATCGTTGCGATAACGAAAGGCACACAGTATCGTGCCCCTGGCACACGGAGGAGGATTGCAGATGAATGAAATGGAGATGCGAGAGCTGGTGCTTCGCTTGTTCCAGAAGGAAAGGCGCATTTGGGAGCTCATGGCCTCGGAAGGCAATGAGACGGCCAAAGGGCACTTGGAGAAAGTCGTGGAGGCAGAGGCGCTTTTTCGGGAGGGGTTTCATGGTGACGAATAGACCGGCTTCCACGGCTCAACTATGCTGGAGCTGTCAGAACGCTGTACCGACTGAGGATGGGCGTCGTGGATGTGAATGGTCTCTTGATTTCAGACCCGTTCCTGGCTGGACGGCAGAGAGGGTAGGCAAGTCGGTGATAGGCAAGACCTGGAGTGTCAAGGCTTGTCCGAAGTACATACCTGATCGGCCGAGGAAGGAGTGGCCATACTGATGGACTGGAAGCGAGAAGCGATTGACATGTTAAAAAACTACCCGGCCCAGCGGATGAGCCTTGCTACGCTGCCTGGGGAGTTGGAGAGGTTGGAGTTAGAAAGATCAGCCTTGCGAAGCTCCTTGGGGGAGGGTGAACATGTCACTGGCGGCGGCGGTGAAGTTGGGGACAAACTCCTATCCAACATTGTTAAACGGGACGAGATCAAAAAGAACTTGGAGCTTGCCCAGCGGCGGGTGAGGATGGTGGAAAAAGGGCTCTCTGTGCTGGACGAAGAGGAGCGCAGGATCTTGGAATTAATGTTCATCCACCGTGGAAAGGGGAACGTGGAACGTTTATGCGAAGAGCTGAACATCGAGAACCCTCCAGGTGTCTACAAGCGCAAGGATAGGGCGTTGCGCAAATTTACGCTTGCCATGTATGGGGTAACTGAGAGCTAGGAGAATTTCAGGAGACGATTTTCCAGAAAAACCGTGATATGCTCTAACCATGGAAGTGGGCCAAGGTAAGGCCCCTTCCGGCCTTTCTGTCGCCCGGCACCGTGGCGGCATGAGTAACGGGCGCCTCCTTTCCTACCAGCCCGGCGGGGTGCCAGCCTCGTCGGGCCCCATGCCCAGGCTGTCCGCATGAGGACGGCAGGGGCCGTTTCCGTTTCCTTCACCCGAAAGGGGGAGGGCCACGGCAAGCAGGAAAAGCCGTTGAGCCTGCAACGTACCCCGAAGAGGGGTATATGTCACTCTTGGCCGCACGAGGCTGATGGTGGCTCCAATGATCTGAGAGGTGACGCAAGGCGGGGTATTCTCCCGCTGCCTCTCAGATCCAACGAAAGCCCCTGCGATAGTGTGGAACTAAAAAAGACCGCCGGGGGATATATAAATCCTCCGGCGGTAGTGTTTATGAGATTAGGATTTTTCATCTGTTGGGATGAGGTCATCCAGTTCTTTTTCTGCACATTCTTGGCAAATATAATTACCGTTGTCGCTGATAGCGCCTTCATCGGCAGAAAACTTTTTGCTGCATATTGGGCAAGTGTTCTCTTTGGACATAACAATACCTCCTAAAATTTAATTTAGTGCATTATATCATGTTTAAAAATTGATGTAAACAAATATTGGAAAGCCGAGGTGTGATGGTGACAAGTGAGGAGTTCTATCGGTCCAAGCAATGGAGAGCGAAGCGCAAACAGATTTTGAGGCGTGACCGATATCTCTGCCGGGAAGCGCTTCGGTATGGTCGACGGGTAGGGGCTACGACAGTACATCACATCTGGCCTCTGGAGGATTACCCCGAGTATGCCTTGGCCGACTGGAACCTTCTCAGTCTGTCGGATGGGGCAAACAACATGATGCACGACAGGAAGACGGGGAAGCTCACAGAGCTGGGGGAGTGGTGGAGAAGACATACCCCCCCACCCAAAGACGATTGATTTTCGGTTTCAGGTTACTGGGTAGGGTAACTTTTTCCAATAGAGCGAGGTTTTTTGAAAGGGGGGTGCTGGCACGGTGGGGAACAAGACGGGGAACGAAGCGGGGGACGAGAAGGAAGCCGGTGTGCTGGCGCTGAACGACGAGAGCCGGGAGCGGTATGTGGACGAGATTTTGGAGCAGACCGTCCGGGACATGAAATCCGTGGGGACCTACAAGGACGAATTTCTCCCGGCCATCCGGCGCTATGCGGACATGCGCCTCCAATTCGATGTGCTGATGGCTCAGTGGTATTTGGAGGGCTGCAAGATCACAGAGGTCTACGTCAATAAGGCCAAGGCGGCCAACAACTGCAAAACGGAGCTGTACCGGTCCATTGAAAGCCTGCGGGACGAATTGACCCGGCTGGAGGGTATCTTGGGGCTGACCCCGGCGGGGCTCAAAAAAATCCACGACAAGGGGCTGACCCCTAGAAAGACGTCGAAGCTGTCGGAGGCGTTGACGGGTGGGCCGTAAAAGGGGCGGCGCCCCCTCGCCAAACCGGCGGGAGGTCATGGATTATGTCAGCGGGATCGTGGAGGGGCGGAAAATTGCCTGTCCGGAGCTGAAGCAGGCGTGTGAGCGGTTTTTGCGGGACCTGGAGGACCCGGCGTTTGAGTTCGACACCCGAGAGGCCGAGTTTGTTATCCGGCTCATTGAGCAGACCTTTGTCCATCAACAGGGGGAAGCGCTGGACGGAACCCCCATGCGGGGCAAGCCGTTTCTGCTGCTGCCCTTTCACAAGTTCATCGTCTATAACCTCTTGGGCTTCTATGAGGCGGGGACAGACCGGAAGGTCCGCCGCTTCAAGGAGGCCTTTATCTATATCCCCCGGAAGAACGTCAAGACCTCCTTCTCCGCCGCCCTGGCCTGGGCCCTGGCGGTGCTCAACCGGAAGAGCGGCAGTAAGGTTTATATCGTGGCCGCCGCCCTGAAGCAGAGCTTGGAGAGCTTTGACTTCATCAACTTCAATCTGGGGGAGATGGGGGAGAAGGACAACTTCCGGGTGATCGACAACAATCAGGAACACTCCATCAGCGGGGAACTGGACGGGGGTTCGCTCTTCATCCAGGCCTTGGCGGCCAACCCGGACGCTCAGGATTCCTTGAACTGCAACGTGGCGATTGCCGACGAGATCCACGCCTTCAAAAGCCCCAAGCAGTACAACATCATCAAGGAGGCCATGAAGGCTTATACCAATAAGCTGATGATCGGGATCACCACGGCGGGCGACAACATGTCCAGCTTTTGCTACCGGCGGCTTCAATACTGCAAGAAGGTGCTGGACGGTCTGGTGAAGAACGAGCAGCTCTTCATTTTCATCTGCAAGGCGGAAGAGGGGGAGAACGGGGATGTGGATTTCACGAATCCCCGCATCCATGAAATGGCAAACCCGGCTTACGGTGTGACCATCCGCCCGGACGACATTATGAACGACGCCCTGGAGGCCCAGAACGACCCCCAGCAGAGAAAAGACTTTCTGGCGAAGAGCCTGAACGTTTACACCTCCGCCCTGCGGGCCTATTTCGACCTGGGGGAGTTCCAGCGCTCCGACGAGCTGTACGACTGGAGCCTGGAAGATCTGGCCGCCCTGCCGGTGGCGTGGTATGGCGGCGCCGACCTGTCCAAACTCCACGATTTGACCGCCGCCGTGCTCTATGGGACCCTGTACGGCTGGGAGCGGGCGGATGGAAAGAAGGTGGACGTGGACATTATCATCCCTCACGCCTGGTTCCCGGTGGTGGCCGCCCACCAGAAGGCCGACGAGGACGGCATCCCCCTCTTCGGCTGGAAGGACGACGGATGGCTGGACATGTGCAACAGCCCCACGGTGAACCATGCGGAGGTGGTCAACTGGTTTGTGGAGATGCGGCGTAAGGGCTTCAAGATCAAACAGGTGGGCCATGACCGGAAATTCTGCCGGGAGTATTACGTGGGTATGAAAACGGCGGGATTCAACGTGGTGGATCAGCCGCAGCTTTACTACAAGAAGTCGGAGGGGTTCCGGCATATCGAGGTCAAGGCCAAGAACGGTGAGCTTTATTACCTCCATGCCGACCCCTTCGAGTATTGCGTCCAGAATGTCCGGGCCATCGAGAAGACCGACGACATGATTCAATATGAAAAAGTTGAGCCGGAGCAGCGTATCGACGTTTTTGACGCCTCGGTTTTCGCCTGTGTGCGGAAGCTGGAGGCTATGGAGCTCAACGAAAAAGCAAAACAGTGGCTATAAGGGGGTATGGCATTGAGTAAGAAAAAGCTGAGGGGCCACCCGGCCAGGGACAAGCCCCAGGACGGGGCGGTGGCCTTCCTGCTGTCTCAGGAAGGGTATGACGGGCTGTGTGTGCCTGGATTCACCCGTCTGTCGGAAAACCCGGAGGTGTTGATGGCGGTGGACCGTATCGCCGGGCTCATCGGGTCTATGACGATCCACCTCATGCAGAACACGGACCGGGGAGATGTGAGAATCAAAAACGGGCTGAGTCGGAAAATCGACATTGAGCCCAGCCGGAACATGACCCGGATGACCTTTATGACAAATCTGGTGAGGACCATGCTTCTGGAGGGGGTCGGAAACGCCGTGGTCCTGCCCGAAATTTCGGGCGGGCGCATCGACAATCTGGCCCCGCTCAAGCCTTCCTCTCTCACGTTCCAGGCGGAGGGGGACGGCTATCTGATCCGCTGCGGCGGGGCGGTATACCGCCCGGATGAAGTGCTCCATTTCGTCTATAACCCAGACCCGGAGCGGCCATGGATGGGCCGGGGGGCCAGGGTGGCCCTGCGGGATGTGGTCCACAACCTCCGGCAGGCGGCGCAGACCAAGAAGGGCTTCATGGAATCCAAGTGGAAGCCCTCTATTATCGTGCGGGTCAACTCCAGCGCTGAAGAGATGGCGTCGGAGCGGGGCCGGGACGCCCTGCTGGAAAAGTACATGAGGACGGAGGAGGCCGGGACGCCCTGGGTGCTGCCCGCCGACCTCATCGACGTGGAACAGGTGAAGCCGCTGACGCTCAATGATCTGGCGCTCAACGATTCCGTTACCATCGACAAGCGGACGGTGGCCGGGATTTTCCATGTGCCCCCCTTTGTGGTGGGCGTGGGAGAGTTCAAGCGGGATGAGTGGAACAGCTTCATTGACGCCACCATTCTGCCCATTGCCCGAGGGATCGAGCAAGAGTTGACCCGCAAGCTGCTGGTTTCTCCCGAGCTCTATTTCCGGTTCAACGCCAGGGCCCTCCACGCTTACGATATCAAGGAGCTGGCCCAGGTGGGGGACGATCAGTTCGTGCGGGGCATCATGACGGGCAACGAGGTTCGGGACTGGCTGGGCCTGAGCCCCAAGGACGGGCTGGACGAACTGGTGATCCTGGAGAACTACATCCCCCGAGGCATGATCGGGGAGCAAAAAAAGCTGAACGGAGGTGAAGCGGATGGATAGGAAACAGATGCAGACGAGGAGCCTTCCGGCGGAGTTCCAGACCAGGGAGGAGACGGGAGAAAAGTACATCGAGGGATATTTCTCGGTTTTCGGCAGTAACTACGAGCTGTGGCCGGGGGCCACGGAGAGCGTGGCGCCGGGGGCCTTTTCAGATGCCCTGTCCGCAGACGTGCGGGCCCTGGTGGACCATGAGACCCGGTTGGTGCTGGGCCGGACGGCGGCGGGAACGCTGGAGCTCCGGGAGGACAGCCGGGGGCTGTGGGGCCGGATTCGGCTCAACCAGGACGACACCGACGCCATGAACCTGTACGCCAGGGTCCAGCGGGGGGACGTGTCCCAGTGTTCCTTTGGGTTTGACATTCTGGACGAGGAGACCGACTACAAGGAGGACGGGACGGTCCACTGGACCATCAAAAAGGTCAGGCTCTACGAGGTGAGCGTGGTCACGTTCCCGGCCTACGAGGAGACGGGGGTGGCGGCCCGGAAGCGGGATTACGAAGCGGTGCGGACCCGCCGCCTGGAGATGTGGCGGGAAGAGATGCGCAACAAGATGAAGAAGGGAGCGAGTGAGTAAATGGCGCTGAAGGTATTGATGCTTCGCAAGAAGCTGGAGGAGAAGCGCACGGAGCTGGAAGAGCTGCGGCGGCAGGCCGAGGACTTCCAGCGGCGGGAGGCCGAGTTGGAAAAGGATATCGACGAGGCCCGGAGCGACGAGGAGAAGCAGGCCGTGGAAGAGGCCGTGGAGCAGTATGACCGGGATAAGGACGCCAACGAGAAGGCGGCCACCGCCCTGGAGGGCGAGATCAAAGAAATCGAAACCGAGGTGGAGGCGTTGGAGCGGAAGAAGCCCGCCCCCACCGGCGGACAGGAGAGAAAGGGAGAGGTTCAGATGGAGACGAGAGCGTTTTTCGGTATGACCATGGAGCGGCGGGACGCCTTCCTGGCGAGGGAGGATGTGAAAGACTTCCTCGTGCGGGTGCGGGAGCTGGCCGGACAGAAGCGGGCCATCAACGGCTCGGAGCTGTTGATCCCCGAGGTGATGCTGGGCCTGATTCGGGAGCAGGTCCAGGGGTACAGCAAGCTCTACAAGTATGTCAATGTCAGGCCTGTACCCGGCAAGGCCCGCCAGAACATCA